AACTACTACTTCAAGTTTGTTAGCTGTTTCTGCTTGCGCTTTTATAGCATCTCCTGCTTCTAAATTCAACCCCTGTTCTGTGGCATTGACTGTACTTGTAGCAGGTATGTCCTTTCTAAAAAATTCTATATCTGTGCTAGCAGATGAATCTCTTAAATCACAGTTAACTAATACAGCTCCTGTGCTATTATTAGACACATATACAGATTTTATAATAGCAACAGCTGATGTTGCTATAGTTAAAACAGTTGTCATAGCTGTTCCATCTAATATCTTAGATGCATTTTTATATTGTATACTCATGATAAAAAATAATTAAAAGTATCTAGTTCGTTTTTTAAATCTTGTTGAAAAGAAAAATTAAGTTGTTGCTTCATTGTATTTAAAGATTCCATAATCTGTCTTTGATTATCTACATTATATTCTTCTTTTGGTTCAGGTATGTAATTAGTAATTTTGGCCATTATCCTGTTAGTATTGAGTTTAACAATTCTTGTTGTCTGTTTTCACTTTCATTTTTTTGGTCAATAAAATTATCTATACCTGTATCTTGTGTATTAAGAAGTTGTCTTAAAAGTTCTTCGTTTGTATCTGTAGAAGCATCAACACTAGCATTATTAAATGGAGTAAAAGGATATTCTCTTGATGGAGTTCTCTGAGTATCTATTGATAGCGGAGCATATGGTGGTGGAAACATATCTGAGTACTCAAATGCAGGATACCTAGTATCTAAGGGTTTATTTTCAGCAAATCTTAAAGTGTTTATTCCTCTATCAGGGTTATAATAAGGTGTATTTGTTTGAGGCATATATGTAGTAATATCTTGAGTAGGGGCTGGAAATATTGTTTGTTGAGTATTTTCTGCAAGTTCATTACCAAAATTAAGAAACTGTTGTGCATCCTGCTCTGGAGTATTAGGTACAATTCCCATAAGTGATTGTAAACCAGCAAGTCTTTCATCTAAGTTTGTGTTACTATAATCTCCATCAGCATATTTTGTATCTAATGTATTTTGTATTGTATTAATTCTATTAAGGTTAATTCTTTGTTGTCTAGCATTATCATATTCTTCTTGAGTTCTGTAACCTGTAAACTTTTCTCTAAAGTCTCCAAGTGCATTATTTATATTAGTTATACCTTGGTTACCTTTGTTAAAAAGAAAATTGCTACCTGGTAGAGCAAAATTAAGTAGTGTTCTAAATAAATTTCTTACGCCGCCTTTATTTCTTAATTGATTTCTAGAACCAACTGTATCTAAAGTTTCTGGTTTATATGTTCTTCGGGTAAAAGAAGGTTCAAATCTAGTAGCATTATTTCTATTTAAGTTATCTACAAATTCCTGCCTGCTCTCTGCGTATCTTCTTGCATCAGGTTCTGGACCTAAAGTCTTAAAACTTGCTCCACCAGCACTAACCTTAAGATCCTCTGCTTTATTAGTAGCTGCTCTTGTAACATTTCCTTTACTATCTGTTGCATCAACAGTCCCCATATCAGCTCCACCTTTGAAATTTCTTCTATGAGTTATTCTTTTATCTATTGCCATTATCTTCTTCCGTCTGGTTGTGCATCTAATCTAAGTGTGCCATATCTCCATGATTCACCTACTGCTGTGTTGGCTATCTGTACAGAAACTAATCTGCCTCTAGCTCTTGTATCTACTTTATCAGTCGAAGATGTTATTGTAAAGGGTCCAAGAGGTGAGCTCACTGCTACATCATCTGGATAACTACTTACAAATAAAGTAACTTGAGCGTTACCTGTTTGATATTTAAAATCAGGTATAAATCGTTTGACTGACATAAAGAATTCTCCATCACCCCTATAATCAACAACTCCTGTTGCCTGACCCAAGGCGCTCTTACGTGAGGTAATATCCCAATCTCCAGATCTAATAAAAGCATCTATAGAAGTTGTGCCTGAGCTATTGACTTGATCAGTTCCTACTTCATGAGCATAATAAATACTAGCTCCATATAAATTGGTAATGCCTAATATACTTGGAAATACAGGTGTGCCTGTACTTTCATAATCGGTTGCATAAGGAGCATTAAATACTCCTTGGTCTTGATATGTAGTTCTATCTAACGATGAAGTTGTCCAAACATTTTCTGAGTAATTATACGTAACACATCTATCAACTTGTTCAGATCCTGACTTTGGATAAAACCAATTTATTTCTGTGTATAAAGAATTAGGTGCAGAATAAATAACATCTCTTGAATTTAAATTAATACCTAGGTTATCTCCATCTGTACTAAATACAAAATCTTCTACAAGTGATGGCAAGGATTTAACTGTACCATCATAAGCAAAAAAACCACCTTCGGCTGACATCCACCACACAGCACCATTTGCATAAGACATAGCATGCTGACCAATACATCCACAGTTAGTACCAACTTGTCTAACAGAAAAAGTAAAAGGTGGACCAACAAATTGAATTACATATGCAGCTGTATCAGTTGCTACAAAAATATAATCTTTACCTTGTATGGCTGCTCTAATTTCATTACCGGTATCTAATCTAAAAGTACCTGCTGTGTTAGTTGCTGTTGGTGCATAAGTGTTTAAATCTTCTTGGTTTGAGAATCTTACAAACATAGGGTCTTGTGTAGTAACGTCACCTATAGTTGTTTCTGTACCCATGTGAAATAAATGTCTATCTCTATCTGATACTATAGAAATTCTAGTAGCCGTTGGGTTTGCCGTAGTTGGAAAGTTTGATGTTGATTGTGAAGCTCTTATACCTCTAGGGCTTGATGCTCCAGCATTCCAAGTAAAAGTTTTACCATTAAATATTGTAGCAACTAATACTTCACCAAAATTATCTAGGCTCCAGTTTCCTGCATCTAGAATTACGTCACTTATTGTTCGTTCCGTTCCCCAAGTAGAATTTCCCCATAAATAAGTTCCCCAACCATAACCACTTGTCTGAGTAGTTGGTCCCACTTCAACATAAGGATTAACAGTCGCTGCACCTACTGCAGTCATACCAGATCCTCCTTCAGCTCTTACAGCTTGCACTGTAAATTTATCTACATCAGGAACAGTTAGTATTTCATAAACTACTTGTAATTCTGCAGCTGTAAAATCAGACGCACCTGTAACAGTTACACCGGATAAAGTCACATATCTTCCAACAGCTAAACCATGAGATCCTTTATTAATTTGTAAAACATTTGAACCATTAACTGTTGTTAATGTGCATCCCGTAATCGCTGTATCTAATGGTGTAATATCAAAAAAATCATTACCGTAATATAAAAATAAACCTTGTGAGGTTCCTATCGCTGCATATTTTTCCCCTGCAAAAGAACTAAAACTATGTTGTTTTCTAGCAACTCCAGGTAATGTTTTAGATGCAGCTGTAAGTTGATTCCAACCACCTATTTTTTCAGGTAACCCATATCTAAATCTTACAAAGTCACCATCTGTCCATTGCCCTTCGGCACCAGATTCTGTATCTTGTTTATTAAAACCAGGCTTGAAATTTAATTTTTGTAGCATATAGTAGCTTATATATCAGTTTTATAGAGAATGAAAGTATCATAATTATGGACCATTTGGAAGCGATTGTAGAAATTAAAAGTGTAATTAATCCAGATATTATAGAAAAAACTATATCTTTAATAGATGCTAAAGCAGTAAAAAATTTATCTATTAGAGGTAATGTTGTAAATAAAAATATAAGAAATGTTAAGGGATATCATTTAAATTTTGAAACACCTACTAATATGTTTTATTTTAATTATTTAAAAAAAGAAATCCAAAGATTATATAGATTTTATACAGTAAAATTTCCAAAATTTGTTTCAAATAAAATTAATCAAATAGATTTATTAAAATATTCACCTGGAGGTAAATACGAAATACATACTGATCATTATAGTTCTACTCCAAGGCATTTAAGTGTAATTATGAATTTAAATAATAATTATAAGGGAGGTGATTTAATTTTTACTGATCAAAAAGAAAAAGAAATTAAACGATTAAAATTAGATCAAGGTTCGATTGTATTCTTTCCAAGTAATTTTATGTATCCTCATATTATTGAACCTATAACAAAAGGAATAAGGTATAGCGTAGTTGCATGGTTAAAGTAATAAAAAATTTTTTTAATAAGGAAGAATTAAATCTTCTTCAAAAATATTGTTATAATAAATTAGATGAAGATAAATACTATGAACTAGACGATGGCCAAGCTTTCTCCCCTGCTTGGTATTACGATCCTTTAATGAATGCTTTTTTAGATGTAAAATTACCTGTCGTAGAAAAAAAATCTAATTTAAAATTATTTCCTACTTATGCTTATTGGAGATATTATGTATTAGGAGCAACTTTAGATACACACAGAGATAGACATGCGTGTGAAATATCAGTCACTGCGTGTATTAAAAAATATGACGACTGGCCTTTAGTAATAGAAAATAAAAAAATTGAATTAAAAGAAGGAGAAGCATTATTATATAATGGTCATCACCAAAAACATGGTAGACCTGGTGTTTATAAAGGAGAAGGTATGGCTCAAGTTTTTTTACATTATGTAAATCAACATGGTCCTTTTACTCATCATGCATATGATAATCATATTAAAAACTTATGAATGAAAAATTAGTAAATATAGATAATTTTATAGGTGTGTATGATAATTACATTACACCAGAAGAATGTAATAAAGCTATTAAATTATATGAAGATCAAAATAAATTTAATAATACTATTAATAGAATAGGTTTTGAAAAAGCATCTATACTTCAAAAACAAGATCAACAATTTTTTGCAGGACCTCATAATTTAAATGTATGGTGGGAGTCATTAAAATCAATGATGGTAAATTTTGAC